CTCCTGATGGTCCTTCTTCAGGCCGACGAACTCCTTGGCCATCGCCCGCGTGTGCGGCGGCATCTGCGCGAGGGCGTCGGTGTAGGCCTGCTGCTTCTCGGCGGCGTCCTCGGCGCCGGCGGCGGCCGCCTTCTGCGCTTCCTCGGCGAGCGCGGCCGCGTCGGCAACGTCCTGCATCTGCGGGCCTGCCGCCAGCTGGAAGGCCTTCACCGCCACCCCCGCGGAGGCGAACGCGGCAGCCATGCCGCCCACGCCGGCGGCCACGGCAGCAGCCACTGGCACACCGACACCGAGCCCGGCCACGGCCTTGCCGAGCCCGGCCAGCTTGGCCTTGGCGCTGTCGACGCCTTCGCGCAGGGCGTCGGTGTCGATGCCCAGGCGGACCGTCATCGAGGCGAGCGTGGCCAAGGCCATCACCCCCTCGGGACGCTATGGAGTTGCGGAGTTGAAGCTGCCGCCGAGCGCGGCGTTCGCCATCTGAGCGATGCGGAACAGGTCCTCGGGGCTCTTGCGGACGGCGCCCTTGTCCCACGGGATCAGGAAGTCCGAGACCTTCGGGGTCTTCTGCCCCTTGCCGCGGTTGACCGCTGCGATCGTCGACGCGATCACCGCGGCCTGGACGTCGCCGCGCGCGTCCCCGAGCGGGCCCGTCAGCCGCTCATACGCCCGCCACTCGGCGAGCTCGGCCGACCCCATGTCGGCGAGCAGGTGCCGGACCGAGCGGGCACCGAGGTGCGCGGCCAGACGGAAGTAGAACTGCCGCTCTGGCCGCGCCCTCAGTTTCCCGTGAGCTCCTTGACGTCCTCTTCCGTCATCTTCGACAGGCGGGTGGCGACGTCACACACCCGCTGCAGGGCGCGGGCGGACTTCTCGCCGAGGCGCTTGACCTCGGCCGGCGAACGGAACAGCTGCCGGCCGGTCTCGTCGACGATGGTTGCGGCGGCGAGCCGGGCCCGGAACCCCTCCAGGCCCTCGGCGCGCACGGACGCGCCGTCCTTGCCGACGAACTGCGACTCGAACTTGTCCCGCTCGGTGCCGGGCATCTCCCGCACCCGCACCGTGCCGCCCCACTCGGGCACGTCCACGTCCTCGTAGGCGAGGTCGTCGGAGTTGAGGATCTGCTCAGCGGACAGGTACGTCACGATCAGGCTCCCGTCGTGATCTCGGGCTTGCCGGACACCTTGAACGTCAGCGACGCGGCGAGCTTGTCGTCGTGCGGCGCCTCCGGCTCGAAGTTCGTCAGGACCGCCGCGAACGCCCAGGACCCCAGCGCCTTCGGCCAGAGGATCTTGTAGTTGCGGGGGGCGTCGTCCTCGAAGTCGGCGACCAGCGCGTCGTGCTCACGCGGGTCGTAGTTGACCTCGATCTCGACCTCACCGCCGTCCTTCAGACCGCCGATGAACTCCCGCCACGCGTCCGGGGAACCGTGGCTGGTGACGTCCAGGGTCTCCCGCTCCAGACCGGGCGGGGTGATGTCGGTGACGTTCGCGATCGACGTGAACGTCTCGGGGCCGGCACCGTCGCCGCGCTGCAGCTGGGTGCCGAAAGCGTCCAGACCAGCCATGGCCTGTCCTCCTTACGCTTTGGTCAGCCACACGCGATAGCTGACGTTGATGTGCCTGATGTCGGGGTCCGGGTCGCGGACCTGGGTGTGCTGCTCGTGCGCGATGGACACGTCACGGAAGCCGGCCACGTCGAGGGGCTGCCGGTCCAGGGCGCCGTCGAGGGCGGCCAGGATCAGCGAGGCCTCCTTGTAGCCGCGGTACTTCGACCACACGTGCAGCACGACGGAGGCTTCCAGGCCGCGCTGGTTGTGGGCGTCGTCGGTGGTCTCCGTGATGGAGCCGAGCGAGACGTAGGGGTGCGGCTGGTTCTCCGGCACCTCGTCGAAGACGCCCGTGACGAGCGCCATCAGCGGAGCGTGCCCGGTCAGCCGGGCGTACACGGCCTGCTGCAGCGGCCACAGAGCAGCCGTCACGGGGTCACCCCTTCCCCCGCTTCTCCGCCCGGGCGATCTTGCGTTCCAGGCGGGCGATGTCCTGCTCGGCCTCGGCCTTCTTCTCCCGGGCACGCTGCAGCTGACGCCGCCAGGTATCCACCAGGGACATCACACGCCGCCTCCCATGTGCCGCCGGAACGCCGCCCGGTAGGTGCGGGTGACCTGGCGGCGGTGCTCGTTGAACGCGGGCAGCAGGTAGGGCTGATCGGGCATGGAGCTGGTGCCCTTCTCCACGTAGTAGGCGTACTCGAGCTGGTCCTTCTCCCACACGCCGACCTCGGCCCGGCCGAAGTGCTCGTTCACCCGCCGGTCGAGGGCCTGCCACAGGTCGCCCTTGTCGCGCGGCACCCGGTCCTCGGCCGTGTCGAGTACGCCGTCCGCCCACTCGTTGAGCGTCTCGGCGCGGGCGGCGTCCATCGCCCGGGGAATCCGCCCGATGGCGCGCAGCGCGTCCTGCAGGCCGTCCAGCCGTGCCCTTCGAGCCATGGCCGTCAGGGCAGTTGGACCACGGCGACGTCCACCGAGGTGGCGTCGCTGTAGGTGATGGCGGCCCGGCCGGTGGCCGGATCCCGGTACGGGGACCGCAGCGGCACCACGGCGGTGCCGGCGGCCGGCACGGCCAGTGCGGCGTCGCCGATGGCGAGGCCTCCGACGGTGCCGGGGGTGGCGATGGTGACCGTGGCCGGGGCGGCGCCGTCGTTGCGGACCAGGAGCAGCAGGTGCGAGCCGACCGGCGCGGTGTCCCCGCCGCCCGACGCTGCCGCCCACGCCGGTTGCAGGCCGCCGAGGGGGACCGGCTGGGGGTTGAGGTCTGCCATCTCATCAGCTTCCTGTCGTGGGCTGGCGGACGGTGCAGTCCGCCCGCAGGTAGGTGCCGGGCTCGGACGGCTCGAAGAGGGCGATGACCTCCAGCACCCGGCCGGGTGGCCGGAGCTCGTCGCCGCGGCGCACGTCGGTACCGGGGTGGAAGTACCAGGTCTCGTTCAGCTCGGCGCCGGACTGGTCGGCGGCCTGCCGCTCCCGCGCGGACGGCTGCGAGCGGCGCGCGCGCGGGCTGCCCGCGTGGGCCCAGGTGGTTTCCCGGCCGCCCCCGCCGTCGTCCACGGTGGACGCCCGCCACACGGGCACGCTCGTGTTGAGCAGCCGGCCGACGCGGCTCACCGCGACCTCACCACCGTGGCGCCGCCGCCGAAGCGGGCGGCGAGCTGCTCGCGCAGGTAGTCGGGCAGCTCCACCTCGGTGATGCGGCCGCTGTCGCCGTACTGCACCGAGTAGTCCCCGATGCGCTCGGAACGGACGTCCTTCGCGGCCAGGCCCTCGCCGTCCGGCTGAGACCGGTAGGCGATCAGGGTGGCCGCGGCGATCCGGCACACCAGGTCCACGATGTCCGCCGGGACCTCGGGCAGACCGTGCGTGTACGTGACGGTGACCTCGGCCGGCTCGTAGCGGTAGGACCAGCCGCGCGCCAGCCACAGGCGGCCGGAGCGCAGCTTGTAGCCGGTGCCGGTCAGCGCCGCGCCGTCGACCTCGACGGCCTGCACGGACCGCACGGGCGGCCCGGGCAGGGACAGCCACTGTGAGTCCTCGCCCTCCAGGGTGACGGTGGACGTCGTCTCGCTGATGGGGACGCCGGCCGCCTCACGCACGGCCGCGCTCGCGACGTCCAGGTAGACGCCGACGAGCGCGGTCTCCGACTCGGCGACGGTCAGGCCGCGGGCGGTCAGGTCGGCCACCGTCGCCAGTGGTTGCAGTGCCACGGTGGCCTCCCGTCACTCGGCCATTTCGATCAGATCGGCCTTGGTGAAGTTCGCGGCGTCCTCGCGGGAGGCCTTGCCCTGGCGCACCACGTAGTCGATCCACTCCGACTTCGGGGCGTTGACCGGCGGCCGGCCCGCCCCGGTGCCGGGGGAGGAGACGATCTCCTGACGCGGCTGCGGGCCCGGCTCGTCGCGCTGCTCCGGCTCGGACAGGCGCTCGGTCCGCGGCTGCGGGCCGTCGTCGCCGGGCCTGTCGCCGGGCTTGGACTTCGCCTCGGTCCGCGGCTTGGGCCCGTCCGGTACGGCCTGCTCGGCGGGCTCGTCCTCCGGCCAGCTCCACTCCCCGGTGCCCAGGCGCCGCTCGATGGACTCCCGCGTGAACGGGCTGCCGACGACCGTGCGGAACAGAGCGCCGGCGCCGCCGCGGAGCAGGACCTCCGCGCCGTCCTTCAGCTCTCGCCCGGCCATCAGATGATCACGTCCGCGGCGGCAAGGCCCTTCGGCCGGATGACCTTCGCGCCGTACAGGTGCAGGCCCTTCACGATGTCCGCGAAGCCCTTCTCCTTACGGGTCGCCTCGGTCTTGTTGATCTGCTCCGCGTAGGAGACCGCGCCGTTGTACCCGGCGATGACCAGCTTGCCCGCGCCCGCGCCCGGACCGGCGGGGGCGTTGTTGGACTTGCGGATGGAGAAGCCGGCCGCCTCACCGACCATGCCGTTCGTGCGGGTCGCCGCGGCCTGCGCGTCGCCCGTACCGACGAAGCGGTCGTCCTTCTTGAGCAGCCCGTAGAACGCCGGCGTGACGACCGCCCAGCGGCCCTCGTCGGGCACGTCGTCCTCGTCGAGGACCGTGCCCAGGTCGACCAGCAGGTCGTAGGCGTCGCCCGCCGCGGCCAGGGTCTGCTCGGCGATCAGGTTCCCGGCGTCGATGCCCGCGGCCATGAGGCCGGCCACGTACTGGTCGGCGACGTCGCGCAGCTTGTACGCGGCCTTGCGGGCCTGCTCGGTCAGCACGCGGCCGCCGTTGAAGGCCTGCCGCTTCTCCACGTCGTCGACCTCGAACGCGAAGTACTTCGACTGGTCGATGGTCAGGACGCTGTCGACGTCGTCGACGTCCTCGATGGTGATGTCGACGTGCGGCGTGTAGTCGCCGATCGTCGGCTCCACCAGGGAGGTGATGTGGACGGTGTCGCCGTAGTTGGCGATGTCGCCCTCGTAGTCCCTGTTCACGACGCCCGGGGCGGCGTAGACGTGGGACTTCTCCAGGGTGACCAGGAGGTTGGCGTTCCACACTTCCGGCTTGAAGGCACTGATGGCCATGAGGTTCTCCTCGAACGGGGCTTACCGGGTAAGGCCGAGGTAGTCGTCCAGGCGGCCCTCGCTCTGGGCCTTGACGATCTCGGCGTGCTTGCCCGCCGCCGACAGACGCTTGACGTCCGCCTCGGTGAGCTGGGTGGGCCGGGCACTCCCCTTGCGGGCGCCGGAGTCAGCGGTCCCGTGGAACCGCTTCGTGGTGCCGCCTTGCGCGGCCAGATACGGCTTGGACCTGACCAGGTCCTCGATCGCGTCGGCGACCTCGTCGGCGTCGACGTTGCCGTCGGCGTCGACCTCGAACTGGGACAGGTCCAGGAACTTGTAGGCGTCGGCCGGGTCGGCGAGCTTCCCGGCCGCCGCCGCCTTCACCTCGGCCTTGACGATGCGCTCGTTGGCGCGGGCGAAGGCGGCCTGCTCGGCCTGGCGGACGCGGGCGTCCTGGCCTTCCTGGTCGCCTCCGGTGTCCCGCTCGGCCAGCTGCCGCTCGAGGTCCCGGCGCCGCTCACGCTCGGCCTTCAGCTTGCCCTTCATCGTGTCCAGGGCCTTCTTGCCCGGATCGCCGAGCTGGTCGGCACCCTCCGGGTCGTCGTCGTCCTGCCCGCCGTCGCCGGTGTCGTCGTCCTGGCCGTCACCGTCACCGTCACCGTCGCCGGTGCCGCCGTCGTCCTGCCCCTCGTCGCCGCCGTCGCCTCCCTCGGCGCCGTCGGCGTAAACGGTGAACGGGTCGGCGTAGGGGTGGGCCCATCCGGGCGCGTGCGCGCGTGCGTGACGGGGCAGGGTGCGGCGGTTCATGTGATCTCCCATTGCGGGTGAAGGGCCGCGCGTTGCGCGCGGTCAGACGATGTATCCGTTGCGCTTCAGCAGCCGGATGGCGTGCTCGCGGTCGCCGTCGGCCAGCCGGTAGATCTCCTCCGGCATCAGCCGGGGCGTCTTCGCCCGTGCGTAGCGGGCGCCGGCCGCCTTCTCGAACTTGGCGGCGCGTGAGCCGTACAGCCCGCGGCGGGTGGTGCCTTCGCGGGTGGCCTGCACCTGGCGGCCGTAGCGGGTGACTGTGGTCATGCCCCGGCGGGCGTTGACGACCTGACCGATGTCGGCGCCCTCGTTGATGGCCTTCATGCCGGCCTCACCGAACGTGCGCCGCTGCTGCGCCTCGGTCATCTGCTCGAACAGGGCCTTGGGCGAGTCGAGTTTCCAGGAGTCGCCGGGCCGTCGGGGCGCCAGCGTGCAGTTGCAGCGCGGATGCCGCAGGAACCCCTCTGACAGGCTGTACTCCCGCCCGGCGAGGATGATGCACCTCGGGCAGGCGGGCAGCTCCACGACGCGCACGTAGGACACCACCCGGGGGCGGGCGATCATCCCGGCCATGTCGGCGATTCGGCCGGCGTCCGCGACGAGCGTGCGGGTGACCATCTCCAGGAAGTACGCCCCGGACAGGATCGACATGGCGGTGGAGAACCCCCGGCGCAGCCGGTTGAGCGCGATCAGTAGCGGATACACCAGCGGCACCGTCAGGTCACCGGCTGCCGCCGCCGCGGCTTCCGGGTCGACGGTGCCTTCCCCCGCGCCCAGCGTCTTAGCCAGCCACGCCTCGGACGATGTGGCGGCGCCCTGCTGCCCCCGCCGGACCAGCTCGGCGGCGACAGCGGCCTGCGCCAGCCACGAGCCCTCAAGGTCCTGAGGATCGGCCCGCATCCACAGAGCCCGCACGGCGGCCGCCGTCACGGCGGCCTGCGCGGCCCGCTGCTCCTGGTGCCGCTGGTCGATCGCCGGGGCCGTCACGCCGCGTCCTCTGCGTCGCCTGGCCCGTCGCCCGTCTCCTCGACAGACGTGCGGCCGGACAGGACGGAGGCCGCCGCAGCGACCGGGTCCATCTCCGCTTCCCGCTCGCGCATCGCCACGACGTTCGCCACCTCGGTGGGGGTGAGGCCGTAGCGCAGGGCGAGCCACTCGAAGGGGAAGCCGATGTCCTTCAGCTTCAGCAGCGCGTCCGCCAGCTGCGCATACGAGCGGGACTCTGCGTCCGCCCACAGCACCGCGCCGGCGCGCATCGCCTGCGCCTTGTCGTCCTCCCCGCGCGCGAGCAGGATCAGCCGGGCGACCTCACGCAGCGCCTGCCCGAACCACAACTGCTTCTCCTCGACCCGCTTGACCAGGCCCGTCTCGGCGGCCAGCAGAGCATCGCCGGAGAGGTTGGCCATCTTGCCGACGAGGTAGTGCTGGGGGGTGCGGGTCTGCGCGGCCAGGTGCCCGACGGCGACCTCGATGATGCCCGAGTATGCAGCCAGGTTGGCGGCCTGCCACTCAGAGATCTTCGCGTCCTTGCCGGTGATCCACAGCACCCGCTCGACCGCGAAGCGCTCCAGGTCGACCGGCTGCTTGCCGACGATCTCCCCGGCCGCGTTCAGCTTCGGGATCATCGGCCGCTCGGCGCCCATGACCACCCTCTGCGGGAAACTCGCGTAGTCGGAGGCGGTGAACATCTGCGC